ATGCTCTCCCGCATCGGTGGCAAGACCGAAACTGGCAAGAAGAAGGCCGTGAACGAAAGCGGCAAGCTGACTGCTTACAAGAAGGTCATTGACGGCCTGATTTTCATTCAGCCCCGCATGATTCCCATTCACGTGAACGGTGAGATTACCGACTGCCAGCGTCCGCTGCGTGCTCAGACCGCACAGGGCGAGCGCGTGAGCCTTGCCAACAGTGAGGAGATCCCGGCGGGTAGCACCTGCGAGTTTGACGTAATCCTCCTTGACGACAGCCACGAAAAGGTTGTGCGTGAGTGGCTGGATTATGGCATCCTGCGCGGCATCGGCCAGTGGCGCAACAGCGGAAAGGGCCGCTTTACCTACATCGCTTATGAGGTGAAGGACTGAGCGCAACGGCATGGCATTGACGGCCCTGATTCGCGGAGGCAAGGCTGAGGTTCGATTGGCCGTGCGTCGCGACGCACGACAAAGGCGAAGCATGGCAAAGCGAAGCAATGGCATAGCGTCGTGAGGTAAAGAGAGGCAGAGCAAGGCCGAGAGGTGCATAGCAACGGCTATGAGGTGAACTGCTGTGCAGTGGCAGCGTGTTGCGACCTACCGCATCGCAGCGGCACTGAGAAGCACAGACAGGCAAGGCGAAGGAAAAGCGGAGAAAAGCAGAGCGAGGGCATGGTACGGCGCCGTAGCGAATGGTAGAGCAAAGGAATGGCAGAGAAAAGCGCTGATGTGATTTGCGAAGGAAAAGCGGTGCACCGTGACGATTCGCTGTGGAAAGGTTTTGCTTCGGATGCATTGGCATGGCAGAGAGAAGAAATGCCGTGATTTGCGCAGCGATGGCATGGCAAAGAGCGGTCAGGCGTTGCGTTGCGATGGCACAGCAAAGAGAAGACATTTTATTAAAAGGAGTGAACGATTTGAACGAATTACAGATTTTCAGCAACCCCGAGTTTGGCAGCATCCGCACGGTAGACCAGAACGGCGAGCCGTGGTTTGTGGGCAAGGACGTGGCGGCGGCGCTGGGTTACAGCAATCATCGCAAGGCTTTGATTGACCACGTTGACGAGCAGGACAAGGGGGTAACAAAATGTGACACCCTTGGAGGAAGTCAGGAAGTGACCGTTATCAACGAGTCCGGCCTTTACAGCCTGATTTTTGGCAGCAAGCTGGAAGGGGCGGTGCGGTTTAAGCGGTGGGTCACCAGCGAGGTGCTGCCTACCCTGCGCAAGACCGGCAGCTACATGATGCCAAAGCTCAGCAAGGAGATGCAGGCGCTGTTTATGCTGGACAACCGCACCCAGCGGCAAGAAGAGCGGCTCACCGCGTTGGAGAACACCATGACGGTGGATTACAACCAGCAGCGTGTGCTGCGCAAGAGCATCAGCCGGGCGGTGATCGGTGCTCTTGGCGATGAGGAATCCCCGGCCTACATTGACAACCACGTGCGCAGCAAGGTGTACAGCGAGTGCAACCACGATGTGCAGGACTGGTTCCGGGTGAACAGCGTGGGCAACATCCCCCGCAAGCGGTTTGATGAAGCCATTGAGTACGTCAACCGATGGAAGCCCAGCACCAACACCGTGATGCTGATCCAGCAGACCAACGGGCAGACGAGCTTGTTTGCCGCAGCCGCTGCCCAGAGGAACACCACCACCTCCGGGAAGCTTGTTAAGGAGATATAAGCATGAAAAAAGCTATTGTTGGCGTAGCGTCCGTATTGGCAAGCGCTTTGCTGATGGCAGGATGCAATAAGCAGGTTATTGACCTGACCTATGAATACAGCTGGGCACAGCTGAAAATGCCTGATGGGACGATTACGAGGGCGACCAGCTTCAGGTTGTGATTGACGGTGTGACCTATCTGGTTCATTCGTCCAATGTTGTGCTGAGACATTGATAGAAAGGAGGACGCCATGCAGAAGCCGAGTCTTACGATAGGCGAATGCGTCCAGATCCTTCGGGACAACAACATCTCAAAGACTGAAAAGGTCTTGGGAGCGCAGATTCAGGCGGGGCTGTTTACCAGCTGGGCGATTCCTTCCGTAGGAACAAAAGAGCCCTGCCCGGACATCTCCCGCGCCGGTTTTATGGCGTGGATGAAGGACTTTTACAAACTCGAAAAGGTTTATACAAAGGAGGAACCAAGAGAATGAGACTCAAATCGTTCGCCGCCGTCGGCACGGTAGGTCTGCTGGCTATTATCGGCGCGGTGCAGGCGGTGCGTTGGGCCTGCTCCTGGCTGGCCGTTGCGCTGACCTACTGGGGCGGCTGGGGCATCGCCGAGGCTGCACATGCCGCGCCTTGGATTATTGTTGCATCCACTGCCGGGCTGGCGATGTCGTTTTATGGGATGTATGAGGACAACAAACGGTATAAGCGCAGCGGTTACAGCAAAATCGTCCGCAACCATGCCCGGAACCCGGAGTATCCGCAGGATGAGGAGAAGGGCGCATGAAGCTGGAAGAGTTGATTCGGCAGCAGGCCGAAGAGCACCTGAAAACAGCCACACGGCTTGCAACGGAGTCCGCGCTCACGGGAGACATCTGGCTGCGGGTCATCTGCCGGGAAAAATCAGAGGTCTATAGCGCGGCGGCAGATGGGCTGCTCACAGCCCTCCACGATGCGGAGGACGTCGCACATGGCTGATTACATCCACTATGTCACATGGTACACCGTGTACAGCGCCAAGACTGGTGAGGCGGTGGCAGCGGGAACGTCCGCCATGTGCGCTGCGAAACTTGGATACAAGACCGCCAACAGCTTTGTGTCTTCCGTTGGACACCGACGCCATGAAAAAAAGCATCCGCACAAGTACATTTTTGAGCAGGAGCGCATTGATCGTGCGGAGGTTGACTGTCTCCCTCCGCTTCGCCGTTACTGCAAAACATACGAAAAGGGAACAGGAATATGAACGGTAGATATATGAGAGCCGCAGAGATTCGCTGGAATAAGCGACAGCCGGAACGGCTGCGGCACATCCACCAGAAAAAGGAGAAGAAAAAGGTGAGCACGGTACAGATCTTTGACGCGGATCTGCGTTTTGTCAACGAAATCCCCATGCCGAACACGCTGGCTGGAATCCAGTACGCCGACCAGCTGGCAGCAGAAAAGCCGGGCCGTCTGTACGTCGTTATGGACGAGCACCGGCAGAAGGTTTACCAGAGGTGACGTACATGACTTTAGAGCAAAAGGAACGCCGCAAAGCGGTTCTGCGGTATGCAGTCAGCGTCCCCGAATGGAATCTTGCACTCAAGCATCGGGCAGCAGCAGAGCTTACGAAATGCGCAAGCCTCTTGATGAGCGTAAGCCAGATGATGCTTGCGACCGACGCGGAAGACCGTTTTTATCCGGACAGATTAGATTATGGGATGTCTCCGACGGGATATGCAAAAGCCATTTCGGATGCAGAGTACAGCCTCGGCGCAGCCGCTTCGGCGCTGGAAACCGTAGTTGCTTTGGCAGATGAGTCAAACGCCTTCCCGCTTATCAGCTCCACCCAGACCGGCGGGTTAGATGACGCGATGGGCAACATTGAGGCGGCCTACAATTCTGGTCTTGGGTGGCTGGCAGATCTGTGCCGGGTACACGGGATGGATGAGGTGACATACAATCATGGATAAAATGACCATTTACGAGCAGTGCCGGGAAGTCCCCAAAGACGCCCAGAGGCCTATCGCAGCGGGTCGCCTGAAGGGCAAGACAGACATTAACCCCATGTGGCGCATCAAGAAGCTGACTGAGCTTTTTGGGTCGGCTGGTATGGGCTGGAAGTTCGACCCGCCGGTGTTCGAGGAAAAGACCGGAGCAAAGGGCGAAGTTGTCGTGCAGTGCTTTACGAATCTGTACGTCAGGCAGGATGATGGGGAAGCGTGGAGCGCCCCCATCCCCGGAGTGGGCGGCTCTATGCTGATTGTGCTGGAGTCAACGGGGCTCCGAACGGACGATGACGCTTACAAAAAAGCGTACACGGATGCCCAGAGCGTGGCCTGCAAGGCGCTTGGAATCGGCGCGAATGTGTACTGGAAAGATGAATCCACCAAGTACACCCCGCCTCCGGCCACTCCCGCCCCGGTGTGCGCCTGCTGCGGAAAGAAAATCATCGGCATCAAAACCAAGGACGGGAAAAAGATGACTGCTGAGCAGGCGGCAGAACGAAGCAAGGCAAAATATGGGCGTATACTCTGCGTAGAATGCGCAAAGAAGCAACCGAAAGAAGATGGAGGAATGTCTCATGCTTAACCTCGTAGCATTGATGGGTCGTCTGGTCTACGACCCGGAGATCAAGACCACCCAGAGCGGCACCAACGTGTGCAGCTTCCGCATCGCAGTTGACCGCAGCTTTACCCGGCAGGGCGAAGAGCGCAAGGCCGATTTTATCGACGTCACCGCGTGGCGGCAGACCGCCGAGTTCGTCTCCAAGTATTTCCAGAAGGGCAGCATGATCGCCATCGAAGGCAGCTTGCAGACCCGTCAGTACCAGGACAAGAACGGCAACAACCGCACAGCTACCGAGGTTCTTGCGTCACAGGTGAGCTTTTGCGGCGGAAAGGCCGCAGAGAAGCCCGCTGTGCGCGATTTTGACCAGCAGACGGAAAATCATGTGCGCGAAGCAAACACCGCTCACAACGCCCCGCAGAAGTCTCAGAACGTACCGGAGTATTCGCAGGGCAGCGCAGACGACTTCTCGGTCATCGACGACAGCGAAGACCTCCCGTTCTAAGCCGAGAGCTGTGCTATCTGGCTATACGGGCGCGCAAAGGAGGTGATTGAGTGGCACAGGACGATAAAAAGTCATTTGTGGCGTATCTGAGCTGGTTCGACGCGTTAGAAGAATACTCCGACGCAGAGGTTGGGCAGTTGATGCGAGCTCTTGCACGGTATGCCAAAACCGGAGAAGAGCCTGAATTTTCAGACCGTGGGATGCGGGGCAACTGGAAATTTATGTGCAGCGACGTAAAACGGGCGTCTGAAAAATGGGATGAAACCCGCAAGAAACGCAGCAACGCCGGAAAACGCGGTATGGCAAAGCGCTGGGGAAAGCCTGACGACATAACAAAAATAACAAACGATAACAATGTTAATGACGACATAACAAAAATAACTGTAGATGTAGATGTAAATGGAGATGTAGATGTAGATGGGGATGTAGATGTTGTAAAGCGCGATAACACCGCCGCCGTTGATATGGAGTTATCAAAAATCGTTCAGCATTACCAGCGGGCTATCGGTGACTTCCCGCGTTCGGCACTGGAAAAACTGCAAAAATGGCGGCAGGAGTACAGCACGGAGATGATTTTGCTGGCGATCGACAAGGCCGCAGAGGCTGGGAAACGCTCGTGGAACTACATCAACGGCATCCTGTCTGGCTGGCAGCGGGACGGGATACGCACCCCGGGGGACGTGGCAGCGAATGAGCAGCGCCGACAAGAGCAGCCTCGCGGGAAGCAAGCCACAGAAAGCACCGCAGAAGCATACGCAAATATTTTCAAGGGGGTGAAACCGTGACAGTGGAGATGATGACAAAGCTCCTTGCGGACGCTGAAGCCTATTTTGGACGGCCTCAGACCGCAGAGAACCGCGCAAGTATCGCGGAGATCTGGGCGAACTCATCGCTCAAGGATGTGCCGGATAAGATGGCCTATAAGACATTCCACGAGGTGATTTCGGAGTGCAGCTGGCAGAGCCAGCTTCTCCCGGCGTGGAAAAAGGCCATCGAAAAGGCCCAGGGTGAGCAGATGCTGGCGAAGCACTGCCTTGCTGCCCGCACCCGGATGCTCAAGTCCAGAAAAGAAAGAAAGCTTCTTGGGTAGGCAAACCAGAACGGAGGACGAAATGCCTAGATACAAAGTCATCGTAGAGTGCAGCGGCCCGCACGGGAACGCGGCGCTTACATACCGCATCAACGCCGCGAGTCAGTTTGCGGCAGAGTTCAGGGCCTGCCAGCTGGCGGGCGACCATTACCCCGAGTATCGGGACATCAAACCAGTGAGAACGGAGGTGCTGAAAAATGGCTAAAATCATAGACCATCTTTCGCAGGGCGAAATTCTCGCCCAGATGGCAGAAGAGCTGGCAGAGGCCGCACAGGCGGCGCTCAAGCTGCGCCGGGCGCTGGATGACTCAAACCCGACTCCCAAGACTATCCCCGAATGCTGGGAGTCGCTGGAAGAAGAAATCGGCGATGTCATGAACTGCATTGACGCACTTTTGCTGGAAGACAATCTGAACTACCACTCATTTATGAGCAAGTGCGGCGAAAAGGCAGAGCCCAAAATGAGCCGTTGGAAGCAACGGTTGGAAGCGAGGTACGCGAAAAATGACGATGACTCCGTGTAAAGACTGCCCTGCACGGCACCCGGTATGCCACGACACATGCCCCAAGTACGCCGAGTTTAAGCGCCAGCGCGGCGCAGAAGCCGCTTACACCAGAGAGATGCTGGACACAGGCAAGGTCTACCACTACGACCACGAGGACCGCCACCGGGAACGTGGCCGCAAGAAGTACATGGGAGCGAACGGAGGAGCGGACAGATGAAACCAAAAACCAAATCTGAGCTGATGGCCGAGTGGGCCAGCCAGCCCGACCAGCTCAAAAGGGAGCGGGAGGTCAAGGCCGTCCGCAAGGCGATGGACGATGCCCGCGCCGTGATGCAGGACGGGCTGACCCGGTACGTCAAGAAAAAGACCAAAGCCCGCAGCATGGCAAAGGCTGAAGCTGACCCATTTGCTGAGCTGGAAGGCTGGGAAAGCATGGAGCAGATCCAGGATGCCTACGGCTATGGCGACATCACCGCAGACAGGCGGGACAAGCTCACCGACCTTTTGGAAGCCCGGGAAGCTGCCAGGAACAGCCGCAAGGGCGCGGACAAGTACCACGACCTTGTGACGGAGATGCTGGAAACGGCCATCCGCCGGGTGGGCAATGAGTACGCAGATATGCTGTTTGAGTATGACCAGCAACGCAGGGAAGCTGAAAAGCAGTGCGAGCAGCTGGCAATGGAAGGGATGATGAAAAAATGAAGGCTGTTCTGATAAGCATCAAACCTAACTGGTGCAAGCTGATTTTGAGCGGAAAGAAAACCCTTGAGGTACGAAGAACCCGCCCAAAACTTGACACACCGTTCAAGGTATACATCTACTGCACCCGTTCATATGACTGGAGCATGAAATTGCCCAAAATCGGGATGGAGAAGATGAACGGCAAGGTGATTGGCGAGTTTGTCTGTGATTCCATTGAAGAGGTCGATATTCCATATCCGGCATATCAGGACAGACTGGATGAATGTTTTACAAAAGATTCATGTGTGCCATATTTCCAACTGCACCGTTACGCATCCAAAAACAGACTTCATGACAATCTGTTTTTCTGGCACATTTCAGAACTTAAATTTTACGATAAGCCTTTGAAGCTTAAAGATTTTTGGGCGATACAACCCTGTACGCATCGCGGAGACTGTTGCACCTGCCGCAGATGGGACGCAAAAAAGCTGATTTGCCGTGGAGAAGCGTTCGGGATCGAACGTCCGCCGCAAAGCTGGTACTATGTGGAGGACGGCAGATGAAGCTGACCCTCTACGGCGACCCGCGCACCAAGAAAAACTCTGCCCGCATCCTCAAAAGCCGCTCGGGCGGGTGCTTTGTGGCCCCTAGCAAGGCCTATGTGGATTATGAGACAGACTGCCTGCGGCAAATCAAAAGGCCGCGCAGCCCTATCTCTGCCCGCGTTAACGTGAGGTGCGTGTACTACATGAAGACAGCCCGCCGGGTCGATCTGGCAAACCTCATCGAGGCGACCACGGACATCCTGGTAAAAGCCGGGGTGCTGGAGGACGACAACAGCCACATTGTGGCTGCCCACGATGGCAGCCGGGTGAACTATGACAAAAACAACCCGCGGGCGGAAATATGGATCGAAGAAATGGAGGACTTTTATAATGACTGAATACATCCGGCGCGAGGCTGTGTTAAAGAGCCTGGAATATACCACGATAGGGGAGGTAGGAGCAGAGAACATTATCTCGCTTACCCTCCGTGCGGCACGAGAAAAGGTTGAAAAACTTCCTGTTTTGCAGGGAAAAGACCTCTTTCCTGCATGGCGCGACCCTGAAAAGGACCCTCCGAAGGTCGAAGAAGATGTGCTGATTCTGTTTGAAACCGCCTGCGGTGGATATGGGATTACGACGGCTCACTACGAAGATGGCACAGTCTTGTCCCAAAAGAGCGCTTTCTACTGGGAAGAAATTTTCGAGTGGGGAACCTACAATGAAGAAAGCGATGATTACTTTATTCCTAAAGGCTGGTGGGAATATCGTTATTTCAACCCGGAGGACGTTTACAATAACCGTGTATATTCTCCCGTGGTTGGGTGGATGCCTTTGCCGCCGAAGGAGGGAATGCAACATGGCCCGCACATGGACACCTGAAAGTGATGCGCCAAAGCCGGGCGAACCGGCCAGCGTAAAGGAGCTGCGGGCCTGGTTTGAGCGCCTGCCGAAAATGCGGGAGCTCATCCGCCAGCAGCAAGAACGCATCTCAAGCCTGAAAAATGCAGCCACCTCAACCACATCCGGGACTTCCGGCGCACCCGGTCGCTCCGGCACCAGCGACAAGGTAGGCCGGAACTGTGACGCCGCCATAGACGCCGAACAGCGCCTGAACGAGCTGAAATGCCAGTATGCCGAGATGCAGAAATCCGCCATCGATGTGGCTTATCTGCTCCACGCTGACGCGGCATCCATCAAGCGCAGCCGATGCCTGATCCTGTATTTTGTGGAAGGAAAAAGGCAGGCGGAGATTGCCCGGATCGTGGGCTATTCAAAGCCGTGCCAGGTCTCCCAGGCGGTTTCTGACGGCCTTGAGCAGCTGGCTGAGATCACCACGGAGCTGAATCTCGGGTGATTTGTACATTTTCCACAACAAAACTGTGGCGTGTTTTTACATGCCTTGGGATTTACTTCTAATCGACTTGGGGTTTATCATGGTACCATCGGCAAAGCCGAAAAGGCAAACCGATGCACGCAGCCTCCGAAACGGTTCCTTCCTTGTGACAGGTTTTCATGCTTTCCTGTTCTCCTTCACCGTTTTGCGGGCTGCTTCTATGCGAGGTTTGGGAAGCCACATAACAGGGCTGGCAGTTTTGTGGAACGGTTCGACTCCGTAACCTCGCGCCGTATGGCGCATGGACTCATCCCCCACAAAGCTGCACGCTTAACCTCCCGTGCCACGAGAGAAAGCTTTGAATCCCTGAGGGTGTGGGTAGACTTCCCGACGGGATGTGCGTCAAACAACAGCCCTGGCGGAGAACCAGGGCTGTTTTATATGGCCGCCTGAGCGCAGTACGGAGCGCGTGTCAGCTGAGATATTGTTGGCTGGTTCGAGTCCAAGGGCGGTGTTTTATACTCCGGTAGCTCAAGTGGTAGAGCGGCGGTCTCCAAAACCGCATGTTGCAGGTTCGAGTCCTGCCGGGAGTGCTTGCATGATCTGACGAGAGCGGGGAGTGCAATAGCGGGGCATCCGGCCGCGAAAGTTCCGGGCGCAGAGGCTTTGCACCCGACAAGCAAGGCTTCTTATTTTGATATTTTGACCGTTCGGATTTTCCGGGCGGTTTTTCTTTTGCATGAGTTTAGAGAGGTGGTGGCGGTGGGCGCACGGCGGCTGACAGATAAGCAAAAAAAGAAGATCGTTGCGGACTATGTGCAGCTCCAGAGCTACCGTGCAGCCGCAAAGCTGAATGATGTTTCAGACGCGACCGTTAAGAAAGTCGTAAAGGAAGACCCGGAGAGTGCGCGCTTGTGTGCACAAAAAAAGCGGGAAAACTCGAAGGACATGCTTTCTTACATGGAGAGCAAGCAAGGAGAAGCACAAGAGCTTCTCGGGCTGTACTTGAAAGCGATGGCTGACCCGGACAAGATCGCAGAAGCAACACTGCCGCAGCTGTCAACGGCATTCGGCACCATCGTGGATAAGTTTGCCATGCTGGGAGATCAAAGCTGCATAGAAGTCCCGGATGATGGGCTTGTAGAGGCCCTGAACGCCGCTGCAGACCTCAGTCCGCCTGACGATGTGGATCTGCTGCCAAAGGAAGAGGACGACAATGCGGAAAAGTAACGGCTTTCGCTGGAAAGTCCTCAGCCAGAGGCAAAAGCAGGTCCTGAGCTGGTGGACACCGCAGAGCGCATACAGCGGCTACAACGGCATTATTGCCGATGGCGCTATCCGTTCGGGTAAGACCTTCGCCATGAGTTTTTCCTTTGTCCAGTGGGCGATGACCTGCTACAGCGGCCAACAGTTTGCCATGTGCGGCAAGACCATTGCCAGCTTCCGGCGCAACGTGCTTGGCACGCTTAAGCAGCAGCTTGCAGCCCGTGGCTACAACGTCAAGGAGCACCGGGCAGAAAACTGCATGACCGTCAGCAAGGGCGGCAAAGTCAACGAATTTTACTTTTTCGGCGGCAAAGACGAGAGCAGCCAAGACCTGATCCAGGGCATCACGCTGGCCGGGGCATTCTTTGACGAGGTGGCTCTGATGCCGCAGAGCTTCGTCAATCAGGCCACAGCCCGCTGCTCTGTCACCGGGTCGAAGTTTTGGTTCAACTGCAACCCGGGCAGCCCACAGCACTGGTTTTATCTGGAGTGGGTGCGCAAGTGCCGTTCCCGCAAGATGATGTATCTCCATTTCACGATGGACGATAACCTGTCACTTGCCGAAGACATCAAGGCCAGATACCGCAGCCAGTACAGCGGCGTTTTCTATCAGCGTTACATTCTGGGCCTGTGGACGGTGGCCGAGGGTCTTGTTTATGACATGTTCGACCGCAAGAAGCATGTTGTTGACGTGCTGCCGGAGCTGTCTCCGAAAAGCGCCTATGTGGCGTGCGACTTTGGAACCCAGAATGCAACGGTTTTTCTCCTGATCCAGAAGCAGACCGAGGCAGACTGCTGGATCGTCACCCGGGAGTACTACTACAGCGGGCGCGAGCAGAAGCGGCAAAAGACCGTGGGCGAGTACGTCACAGACCTCAAGGCGTGGCTGAACGGACTCAAGCCGGAGAGGATCATCGTTGACCCCTCTGCCCTGCCCCTGATCACAGAGCTGCGCAAGAACGGCTTTACCCAGACTCCCGCAAACAACGACGTTCTGAGCGGCATTTTGGACGTGCAGACCATGCTGAAGACCGGGCGGATGAAGATCTACAAAGACTGCAAGCACACGCTGGAAGAGTTCGGCGTGTACGCTTGGGATCCAGATAAAGACGACACCGTGCTAAAGGTCAACGACCACTGCATGGACGCTATCCGCTATTTCGTGCGCACAAAGCGCCTTGTAAAACTGAGGGATTGATTTTGAGCACTACATACACATTCCAGACCTTCCAGCAGGCGCAAGCCGCCGGGGAACAGCCTGATTTCATCCGGCGCTTCGTGCAGCAGCACTGCAGTTCCGGACCTTACAGAATGGCGCTGGACGCTGATCTGTACGACGCCCAGAAAAACCCGGGGGCTGAACGCTTCGCGCAGGCTTACGCTTTGATGCTGAAACGCCTGTCCAAAAACACAAAGCAGGATGTCCTGCACCCCGATATGGTCAAGAGCAATCTTTTCCGGCGGCTCAACAAGCAGAGAGCCACATACTCCCTTGGCAACGGCGTGGTCTTTGCGGACGATGGCGTGGACAAGGACAGGCTGGGACAGAACTTCGACGAGCAGATCCAGAAAGCCGGATATTTCGCCCTGATCCACGGTGAGAGCTTTGGATTCTGGAACAACGACCATCTGGTGATTTTCAAGCTGACCGAGTTCGCGCCCCTGTACGATGAAAAGACAGGCCTTTTGCAGGCGGGTGTGCGTTTCTGGCGGCTGAATCCTGACACGGATATGCACTATATCCTGTACGAGCTGGACGGCTTTACCGAGTATACGGAAAGCAAAATCGGCAATGTGATGCAGGAGACAACGCCGAAGCAGGCATACAAGAGCGTGACCGTCACCACACCCGGCGGCGGGCTGGAAAGCGTGGAGGGCGAAAACTACAGCGCTCTTCCCATTGTGCCGCTGTGGGGCTCCGACCTGCACCAGAGCACCCTTGTGGGGCTGAAAGCCTACATTGACAACACCGATCTGGTGATGTCCGGCTTCTGCAATGACCTGCATGACTTTTCGGAGATCTACTGGCTGTGCGAGAACTTCAACGGCATGACCGATGACGAGCTGCAGGAGTTCCTTGTCAAGCTGAATCTGTACCACATTGCAGGCGCAGACACCAGCCAGGGCGGCAAGATCACCCCCTACACCACCGAGATTCCTGTAGCGGCCCGGGAGACTCTGCTGGAGCTGCTCCACGCCCGGGTGTATGAGGACTTCGGCGGTCTGGATGTGCACTGTGTCAGCGCGGACAGCACCAACGACCATCTGGATGCAGCCTATGAGCCGCTAAACCAGAACGCGGACGACTTCGAGGCACAGATCAAGCCGTTTATCCGGCAGATCTGCGCACTGGCTGGCTTTGACAACGCTATGCCGGCATTCAACCGCAGCAAGATCACCAACACAGCTGAGCAGGTCGCAACGGTGATTTCTGAGGCACCCATCATCGGGCAGGACATGGCCATTGACCTGTTGCCCAACCTGACCCCGGAACAAAAGGAGCAGGCCAAGGCTGCGCTGATGGCTGAGAGCGCAACAAGGGAGGCCGTGGACGAAGAGGAGGACGAAGACGGTGATGAAACGTGATTTCCGACCGTGACCGAATTTCCACCCGCCAGCTGAACCGCCTGCGCCGCCGTATCCTCCGGGTGTACGGCACTGCCCGCCGGGAGATGCAGGAGCAGCTCACCGATTTTCTGAAAAAGTACCGAGCTTTGGACGAGCGCAAGCGGGCGCAGCTGGATGCGGGAGAGATCACCGAAGAGAATTACCGCATCTGGCTGCAAAATCAGGTCTTTCAATCTGATTTGATGCGGGCAAAGCTGGACGGCATCACGCAGACCTGCACCACAGCCCAAGAGACGGCCTACAAGCTGGCCCGGGACGAGCAATACAATATCTTTTCCTTTGGCGCAAACTGGGCTTTCTACGAGCTGGAACAGGCCGCAGGCGTGACGTTCGGGCTGACCCTGTACAACACCGAAGCGGTCAAGCTGCTGCTGAAGGAAAACCCCAAGCTGGTGCCCAACAAGCGCATCAAGAGCGAGAGCAACCGCACCTATGACGCCCGAGTGTTCAACCGCTACGTCATGCAGGGCATCGTGCAGGGCAAGAGCGTCCACGACATCGCCGTGCAAGCCGTAAACGGTATGGCTGATACAGAGATCCACTGGGCCATGAACAACGCCATCACAGCCCTTACCAGCGCCCAGAACGCCGGGGCATTGCAGCAGATGCACAACGCCCAGGCTTTGGGCATCGAGGTCAAAAAGCGCTGGAACTCCACCCACGACTACCGCACCCGTGAAATGCACCGCCTGCTTGACCAGCAGACCGCCGACCTTGACGAGCCGTTTAAGGTCATGGGCTACGAGATACAGCACCCCGGTGACCCCAACGCGGCCCCGGAGATGGTTTACCACTGCCGCTGTGTGCTGTCCTCTGCACTGGGCAAGTATCCCCGGCAGAACGCCATGCAGCGGGAAAACATTGTCACATATGAGGATACAGGCATGGTAAATGCCAAAGGAAAGCCAATCAAAGTGGCCGTAAAGAAAACCGTAGCCGATATGACCTATACCGAGTGGTACAAGTCCAAAGGCGGCACGGAAGCTGAACAGATGTGGTGGGCAAAAGAACGCAAACGAAGAAAGGAGAGTGCCAAGAATGAGTAAACGCGGCTCAGGTAGTTCCAAAATGGCAAGTATTCAAAATGCTAACGAGCACAAGTTTGAATCATTTGTAAATGGCCGCTGGATAACAGACGACAGAAAAGTTGAAGCAGAACGGCAAAGAAAGCTTGCGACTATTGTTGACAATTCGAGATATAAGAAATCACACAACGAAACCATTGACTTTGTGAAAAAGCAAGTTGGCGTTGACCTTAACAAATACAGAACTGGTGATGGTTCTGAACCTTACATGACAACATTTTGGGAAAAAGGCCCAAAAGTTGCATTTGATTTCAAAGGAATGTCTCGCAGCGACTGGGACAAGTTAATGCAGCTAACAACAAAGCCGTATGGCGTTACTTTTGAACAGGGCAATGCGTGGATTGGCTACATCTCCAGAAAGAAGAAAAAGTGAGCCATGAAATTTGATTACGACATCAAATTCACCGACAACACCCCGCAACTCCATGAAGCGCTGGAAGCGTGGGTGGAGCGGGTGCTGACCATCTGGGGCATGAAGGTGCAGGACTATGCACAGCTGCTTGTTCCCACCGGCACGGCAGACAGCACCGGAATAGAAGGCTATGTGGGCGGTGCGCTGAAAGCGTCCATTACCTACGTTGTATCTGCAGCGCAAAAGACCGTGACCATCGGTTCTAACTTGCTATACAGCGCCTATGTGGAGTTGGGCACCGGTATCTTTGCAGAGAAGGGAAACGGACGCAAAACGCCGTGGGTCTGGCAAGACTTCAACGGCAAATGGCACTTTACCCGGGGCATGGCTCCCCGCCCCTTCCTACGCCCGGCGGTAGAAGATCATATCAAAGAACTGCAAGAGATTGCGGTGGAAGAAGCGAACAAGGAGGCGTAATTCATGGATTTGGAGAAAATGTTCAAAACACCAAAAGAAAAGTTCCTGCCCGATGATGTGAAAACTGCGCACTGCGAGGCAGAAGACCTTTTCCTTGAACTTGCAACGCAGCTTGACGCGCTTCCTGAAAGCCGAGAAAAAAGTCTGTGCATGACAAAATTACAGGAAGCGAAGTTTTGGGCGGTCGAATGTATCACCAAAGTTGCACGCAAAAACTAAATACTCAGCGGTTGGCGCACAGCGTCAGCCGCTTTTTTATGCCGTTTTCGCACAACTGGCAGTGCTCCCGGCTCATAACCGGGTAGTTGCAGGTTCGAGCCCTGCAAGCGGCACCACACCGGCAGCACGTCCGGCAAAATAACCTGATTGCCAAGCATGGCAGCCCAAGCAAGGGCAGAAAGGACACACACATGGCACTCAAAAGAGCAGATATCCGCAAGATTCTGGAAAACGCCGAAACCTCCAACGATGACAAGGCAAAAGCCATTCTGGACGCCTTGCACGAGGAGACCGACGCCCTCCGGGACGAACTGGATACCGAGAAAAACGCCCGCGTTGCAGCGGAAAAGGAACGGGACGCAGCCAACAGCGGTAAGCAGACCGCAGAGCAGGCGCTGACCGACTACAAGACCCAGCAGACCAAGAAGGACGCCCATGCAGCCAAGGAAGCAAAGTTCCGGGAGCAGCTTAAAGCCGCAGGTGTGCTGGAAAAGTACTTTGACCGCATCGTGCGCTTGTCTGGCGAGGACATCGACAAGATGGAACTGGACAGCAAGGGCAACGTGAAGAACGCAGACAAGCTGGCTGAGAGTCTGAAAACCGACTGGAGCGATTACGTGGGCAGCACCTCCACCAAGGGCGCACCGGTGGACAACCCGCCCGCAAACACCGGCTCCAAAATGACCAAAGAACAAATCATCAACATCAAAGACGCAACCGAGCGTCAGGCAGCCATCGCGGCGAATCCTGAAGCATTCGGACTTGCAGCAAAGGAGTAACACATGGCAGCACCCGAAAATCTGACTACCGCATCTCAGATCACCACCACTATCCGAGAAATCGACTTCGTGACCCAGTTCCAGAAGAATTGGGACGCGCTGCGCACCATTCTGGGCATCTCGCGCCCCATCCGCAAGGCACCCGGCACTAGGCTGGTATCCTACAAAGCCACTGTTGACGGCGGCCTGCAGGGCGGCACCGCTGTGGGCGAGGGCGAGGACATCCCCCTGACCAAGACCAAGGTCGAGCCTGTGACCTATGCTGACATCGAACTTGGCAAGTGGGCTAAGGCCGTTTCCATCGAAGCCGTCACCCAGTACGGCGCAGAAGTGGCCGTTGATCGCACCAATACCGCTTTCCGTAACGAGCTTCAGAAGAAGGTTCTGACCGACTTCTACACCTTCCTCAAGACTGGCAAGTTGGTTGGCACGCAGAAGACATGGCAGCGTGCGCTGGCTATCGCAAAGGGCGCAGTCCTGAAGCGCTTTGCAAACGACAATCTGGACGTGACCGAGGTCGTGGGCTTTGCCAACATCATGGACTTCTACGACTATCTGGGTGACAAGGAGATCACCGTTCAGACCGAGTTTGGCCTGAACTATGTGAAGAACTTCCTCGGCTACAGCACCCTCTTCCTCCTGCCTGATGCTTACATCGAGCAGAAGAAAGTGATTGCCATTCCCGTGGAGAACATCGACCTGTACTACGTTGACCCCGCAGACCGCGACTATGCCACCATGGGCGCAAACTACACCGTTTCCGGCGAAACCAATCTGCTGGGCTACCATACCGAGTACAACTACAAGAACGCCACCACCACATACTACGCCATCATGGGCATGAAGCTGTGGGCAGAGTACCTGGACGGCATTGCGGTCGTGACCGTGGGCGCTTCCAACACCGAGCCTGCAGTTCAGGCGTCCGAACTCGGCGGCTGATATGCCATAAGGAGGTAACCCCGCATGACTGTACCAGAGCTGTGCGTGTACACGCATAATTTTTTTGACCGGTACGATGACCCCGCAGCCGGAGAGTTTACCTTCACGGCAGATACTGTCCCCGCCGGGGTATCCACCGGGCAGTATTTCCTTGTGTGCGGGTCTATCTTTAACGACGGCGTGCACAAGGCGGGAGACGAAGACCTTACCCCTGAAACCTTCACCGGCACGGTGCAGCCCATGCGCGTCCCTCCTGATTTTGTGGCGCTTGCCCAGAAGATCACCGACTACGATGCAGCCACCCCCGGCGGTGGGCGCTATGTTTCCCAGTCCTTCAACGGCTGGAGCGGCACCATGGCCACCGGCACGGACGGCTTGCCCGCAGACGGCTGCACCCACTACCGCCGGGAAATCAACCAATGGAGGAAACTGTAATGCATGTAAACGATTTCACTAAATTCACCGTGATGGAGAATTTCACAAAGAAGTTCTGCTTTATGGTCAAAAAGCTGGTATCGGACGGCCTGTTTGGCTCTACTACCACATGGGAGGACGGCATGGAGTTCCTTGCCATCGAACGCCATGACCAGACCATTGAAGCACAGCAGGCAGAGCAGCAGGGCACGGCATCCACCTACTCCCTCTATGTGGATAAGGACATCAAGCTGTCCCCCTTCGACCGCATCAAGCGGCTGGACGATGGGCAGACCTACGAGGTTACCACCGCGAGCAGCGACAAGATTTCCCCCGCCGAAAGCCAGATGAATCTTGCCGTTGTGCAGTGCAAAAAGGTGGTGCTTTCCTGATGGGCGCAGCAGAAGCCGTTACAACGGCGCTGAACAGCTTTTTTACGCTGTTCAATGTTCCTGTATACCCGGAGGATTTCGTGCCGCAGGGCACTTCCCTGCCCTATATCACGGTGTTGCCGGTCATCCCCAAAGGTTTTGACGAGAGCAGCACCTTCCATGCGCGGCTGTGGTATCCGGTGGACGGCGGCAAGCTGCCTATCATCCGCAAAACAGATGAGATGCGCGCTGCCCTTGGTGATGGGCTTACCATCGAGTGCGAGGGCGGCGCAATTCTTTTATGCGCAGGAAATCCGTGGGCGCAGTCTATGGACAACCCACCGGAAAAATACCTGTGCACATACCTTACTTTTGACGTCACATCCTTTGTGGTGTGAGAAAGGATAACGCATGAACAAAATGTATCACGCCATTTCGGCAGATGCTTTCAAAAAGCTTCAGTTTCAGGCTGGCGCACTGCTCAAGAAGTTCGACCCGACGGGCGCTACCCCCATTGCAGCGGAGGATATGATCTGCCTGACTTCCGGCGGCATCACCGTCAGCTGCAAGCCCAACACTGTTGACCTCGGCGAGGATCTGGACGAGGTGCCCGAGAACACCTACCAGCTCAAGCACATTACCAGCTGGGATTGTGGCCTGTCTACCACCTGCATGACCGTGAGCGCCGATACCATCAAGCTGGAGTTGGGCGCTGCAGACGTAGAAACCAACAAGATCACCGTCCGCGAGGACTACAAAAACGAGGACTTCCAGGATATCTGGTGGCACGGCAATCTGATCGGCGGCGGCTATGCTGCTGTCAAGCTGATGAAGGCCGTAAGCGATGGCGGTCTGGAACTGAAAACCACCAAGGACGGCAAGGGCAACATCAACCTGAGCCTGAAGGGCCACTACGACATGACCGACACCAGCAAGGTGCCTATGGAGTTCTACGTCAAGGAGGCAGAGTAATGATCCTTACCATCAATCTTGACCCCGTGGAAGCCCTGCCCAAGCTGTATGACGCGGTGGACGGCATCACCCGCATGATCATGGACGCAAAGGACAACGTGGATAACCCGGAGACCAAAGCCGCCCGGGAGACCATTGTTGCCAACGCCATGAAGCTGCTGGGTGCAGAGCCTTCCGAAACCGCAGAGGGCAAGAAAAAGCTGACCCCGCGCGAGTTTGCGCTGGCTGCGCTGGACTTTATCAAGCCCCTGATGAAGCTTGACCCGCAGCGCACCATGAACGCCCTGCACCAGCTGTACACGCTGGAAAAGGGCGAGAAAGACACCCTGCCCAAGGCATTCACCGCGCTGACCAAGTCCGTGATGCAGGAGGATATGCAGGATTTTTTGTCATCGCTGGCCGACTTGAACGGCCTGAGTTTTGGCACTACCTCTGCCGAGCCGACATCCAGCATCTCCGCGCCTACGGAATAAAGTATTTCGTCTGGTTCGTCATCAGCGAGATGCGCGAACGCCACCGCACAAAAGCATACCAGCTGTATACGGCTGATATGCTTTTTCTTTGTGCTGTATCGCTGGGGCAGCAGGTGGAGCAGTCCTTCAGCGAGATCATGGCAGAGTATGACAAGCCGCTATCCCAGCGCCGACACGAAACAACGCTGGAAGAAGCGCAGGCGTGCTGGGAAAAGACGCTTGCAGACAGTAAAAAAGCCGCAGAGCAGAACGGAGGTGGTGAGACCTGAACATTTTCAATTTGATGGCCACTTTGGGGCTTGATACCTCCGAGTATGAGCAGGGCATCGAGCAGGCCCAAAAAGAGACGCAAAGCGCCGCAAACTCGCTGAACCGCAGCGCAAACACCGCCGGGAGCGGCGTTTCAGGCATGGCAAGCCAGTTTGCAGCAGCCAGCGCAAAAGCAACTGTCCTTGCAAATATGCTTACCTCGCTCGGAACAAAGGCGGTAAGCTTTGCAAAGGGCTTTGTGGAGATGGGCATTTCTTATAACGCCCAGATAGAAAAGTACACCACCGGCTTTACCAATATGTTGGGCAGCGCACAGGCCGCGCAGGAAGCCATGCAGGCCATTCAGGAGGACGCAGCCCGCACCCCGTTTGACGTGGCATCCCTGACGCAGGCAAATCAGCTGCTTATCAGCGCGGGAGAAAACGCCGCGTATTCCCGCAAGGTCATCAATGCACTGGGCGATGCTGTTTCTGCCACCGGCGGCGGTAACGCCGAACTATCCCGCATGGCTGCAAACCTGCAGCAGATCGCAAACGTGGGCAAAGCTGCAACGATAGACATCAAGCAGTTTGCCTATGCGGGCATCAATATCTATCAAATCTTGGCAGATTACACCGGCAAATCGGTGCAGGAAGTCCAGAGCATGACCATCAGCTACGACCTTCTTTCGCAGGCGCTCATAGCCGCAAGCGAGGAGGGCGGGCGCTACTATAACGCCATGGACACCCAGAGCCAGACCATGAACGGGCGTATATCCACTCTGAAGGATAACGTCAGCCAGCTGGCGGGTCTTTTGACTGGAAATCTTACAAGCGCTCTTGGTGGTGTTATTTCCAAACTGAACGAAATGGTTCTGGCGGCTCAAGACGCATACAAGCTCGATGGATGGAGCGGCCTTATCGGGGAAATAACAGGTCTTACCAGCGTTATAAACAAGGCCAAATCCGCTGCTGTTGGCCTGAAAGCTGTTTTTGATGCTTTGAAAAGCGGAGAAATTGGCATTTTCCATGGTGACTGGGATGCCGTTTATAAAAAGGCATTCAATTCAGACCAAGAAAGCAAAAAAATCCAAAAAGAAAGCAGAAAAAACTGGGACAATAACCATAGTGGCATGGTCTGGGACGAAAATGACGGATGGGTGCCCGCTAAAACAAGCGGAACATCTGGCAGCTCCATCGTTACAAGTCCTTCCGGCAAGACTGGCAAAACCCCCAAGACTGGCAAAACCCAAAAATCCACCTCCAATACCGAAACTGTCATATCTTCCGTGACGCACACCGCAACCACCACCGCACAGAACGCGCTGGGCGCTGTGACAACGAGCGTTGAGACACTGCAGGAGAAGGTCAAGGACGCAGCGGGCAAAATCAAAGACCGCGTGACCGAGACCACTACTGAGACCGGCAAAGAGATGGTCAACGGCGTTGCTACCACCTATACGCTTGTGACCAAGAAAGTTACGGACGCGAACGGCAAAATAAGCACCACGACCAAGAAGGTCTACGCAGATATGTCCAAGACCCTGCTTGGCACCCTGACCACCATTGCAGAAAAGACCTTCAACGGCATCACCACCACCACGCAGCAGGCCGTGGAAACCTACGCGGACGGAAGCCAGCACATCAAGACCACCGCCACCGAGACCGGCGAGCGCATTGTGGACGGCGTGCGGCAGACCTACACCAAGGTCATCAGCTACATTGACGGCGTGCAGGACAAGGTAACAGAGACCGCGCAGAACATCGAAAAGAGCATCAAGGCGACCCAAAAGCGCATTGATGAGAACCTGAGCAAGGCACAGCAGCAGTTTAACAGCGGTATCTTCAAACTGGGCAAAAACCTGTACACCGACCTCAAAAATCAGGACTGGGCAGCGCTTGGGTTGGATATCGTCAACGTAATGTGGGGCGAGGTGTCACAGGAGCAGCGCGAAGTCCTGTCTGACTGGGCAAACAAGGCGCTGGAAGCCATCAACGAGGCGTATTCCGGCGGCGGTCTGAGCGAGGCGTTCAATGCCTTTAAGCAGATCATGTCCAACGGAATCAAAGCAGATGCAGACGGCGTTACAACGGACGTTAAGGGCTTGAGCAAAGTGTTTCAGGATCTGGGAATCAACGTCTCCGATGCCGGCAGTAATATCATGGGCGTGCTGAACACCATTGGCTCCGGCATGGGCAGCTTTGCCCTCAACGCGGGCACGGATATTGCAAACCTTGCCGGGAGCATGGGCAGTCTGGGCACAATCGCAGAGGGCGTAGGCGGGCTGATTGCAAAGGTGGGCAGCCTGATTATCTCGAACCCGGAAGTTGCCGCGATCATCGCCATTGTGGCGGGCGTGGCTGCGCTGGGCGTTGCGATTTTTGCGAAGTTCGGCAAGGGCAAGAGCAGCGGCACTACCAGCACGCAAAAAGCACCATCCTACAAGGACATTCAGGACGCCTACTGGTACGGCAATGAGCGCGCCTTTGCGGGCTACGATTACCGCACCGATCCCTACGTCATGAACCCGGACAACAACGCCATGCTGGCATATCAGGCCAAAATGCAGGCGCAGATGGAGCGGCTTTACGGTGTGGTGGAGAAATATCTGCCGGAAGCCGGAAACAGCGTGATCACGCTTGACGGCGAGCAGGTAGGACGCATTATCACCCCCAGCGTGAACAATAATCTCGGCGATCTGGCAGTGCTGAGCGAACGAGGGAACTGATATGTACGAGATCTACGCATACCCCTACGGCAACCCGGACGCAAAGCTGCTGCTTTATCGTCCCAACGACCCGCAGGCGCTGGTGCTGTCCCCCAAGCTGACCCGCGAGGTCAGCAAGGGCGGCAGCCTTGTTTTTACCATGACGCGGGATCATGCACAGTACGATATGCTGCAAAAGCTGAGCACGGTGGTGCAGGTGCGGCGGGATGGCAAAGAAATCTGGCGTGGACGGGTGCTGAAGCACGAGGCCGATTTTTATAAACGGCGGGTGGTGTACTGCGAGGGCGCGCTGAGCTATTTCAACGATAGCAGTATCACCCCCTTTAACTACAAGGGCACGCTGCGCCAGTTTTTGCAGCACCTGATCGACGCACACAACGATCAGGTGAAAAGCAAGATGAAATGCTTCCAACTGGGCACGGTAACGGCGGCGCTGGGCAATTTGCAGGTGCAGTTTGGCGATGCCGACCAGTACGGTGTTGGCGAGGATTACGGCAAAGTGTGGGACATTCTGGACAAGCTGGTGCTCAAAGTGTTCGGCGGTTACTTCTACTGCGGCTTTGACGCGGCTACCGGATACAACGTGCTGAACTATTGCGATCAGGCAGTGGAAGCCAAGCGGCAGACCGCCCAGAAAATCGAGTACGGACGCAATCTGCTCAACCTGAGCGAAACCACAGACGCCACCGACCTTTATACCCGCATCTATCCTATCGGCAACAAGCACACAGTGGACACCTCCAAGTGGTACTACAAGCTCATGTGGTGGCGGGACCCCTCCAAGGATAAGCACGAAGAGCGTTGGGGCATCATGGAAGCAGATGCCGCTACCGTTGCGCAGTATCTGCCTGCATCGGGCTACTCTTACAACTTGGAAGAGGGCTGGATCCAGAACGACACCGCGGTGCAGAAGTTTGGCATCATTACCCGCATCGTGGAACTTGACGCCGACAGCGCAAACGACACCTTTGCAGCCGGTGTGCAGGCATTGCAGCAGAACTACGCTATGAAGACCAGCTACGTCATCCGGGCGGTGGATCTCGTAGACGCAGGCTACGATACAGACCGGCTGGATTTTTCCATGTACTCCCATATTATCAGCAAGCCGCACAGTGTGGATGCCGTCATGCTCTGTACCAAGCTGGTGGAACCGCTGGAAAAGCCTGCGCAGAAAGAGTTCACATTTGGCATGACCCGCCGCACCCTGACAGACCGTCAGGTGGCCAATATGGGCACGACAAATCTGCTGGTGGAAAGCGCTTACACCTCCGAAAAATACCATCAGGATATGCTGAAACGGCTGTTTGCCGCCTCCGAACAGGCAAAAAAGGATTCCGATGAAGCCGCCAAGACCGCCACAAACTTTTTGGAGTACACCCCGCAAAACGGCCTCATTGTCCGGCACGATTCTCTGCCCGGCAAGCAAGTGCAGATCCTGAACGATGGCATCCGGGTCATGGATGGCAGCAGCATGGTCAATATCCAGGCCAACGCCATCTCCATCACGGACGGCATGGGCAGCTGTTCCATCAATAGCGGTTCAATTATTTTCAACGGCATTCGCAACAGTAAAATTTTTGAATGGCCTTATCAAAAGGATTCTCATGGCAACCGAATAGGAGAATTTACTGCACAAACAACAAAAATCGACCTTTCTTCCTACTCGTCTGTAATGCTGGTCTATGACACGCATAAAGGCGGAACATGGTTTGCAAGTGGAGGCAGTGCTGGTAGACTTACGGTCGTTCTTCCTGTTAATGGGCAAACGTACTCTTATGCTTATCCGTGGAATACCGTCCATTGGAGAACCGTCAAAGTGAGCGACACGGGAATAACGTTTGGTAGCGGAAACGAAAGAACATCCGACTATAAAAATAACGTTATAACTGGCGTGATACATTTGGAAGTTCCTATTACTGATGGTGTTACGAAAAACGATGAGGTTTGCCGCCCGTTGGAACTATACGGTTTTATGTGAGGAGAACTATGAAACACTTTAAATTCAAGTGTAAGGTCTGCTCTGATGGGCGGCTGTATGCAGGCGGCTGGTGCCACGAAAGCGTCATTCCGAACCCGCTGCCGCCCGACGAGATCCTTCTGGACGATCTGTCCGGTATCACGCATGGGTTCTACACAGATTATCTCTGGGACGGCGAAAATCTGATTTATCATCCGCCTGAACCATCTGCTGAGCCTGCCCCGGCAGTACAGACTTCCGATGACGGAACCGAGGTGACCTACACATGAGAGACTATGCCGCACTGGAAGCGCTCGCCGCCCAAAACCCCCGCATGAACGATATGCGCATCACAACGCCAAAGGGCACACTCTCCATGCGTTCGGACTTTGGGCTGTGGCTCAAGCGCGGCTCTCCGCAGATCGGCAAGCCCGAAACCGATTCTATGCTTGTTGAGGTGCCCGGCGCAGATTTTCTGCTGGATCTGACCCGCTCGGTGGATGGCAGCGTACACTACAAAAAGCGGAATATCTCGATGGATTTTGTCTGCGACCGGCCTAAAACACAATGGGCATATATCCGGTCTAGACTGGAAGCGTTGCTGCAGGGGCAGTGGCTGCACTTCTATTTTGTCCGGGACGGCGAGGTCTGGGCTGGGCAGCTGGACGTAGAGATGACCCCCGGCGAGTACAAGACTTCCGTGAAAATCACAGCAACCTGTGACCCATGGCCAAAGGAGCGCTACTTTGTTTTGGGCGTTTCCAAGCTTGGCACAGACAAGATTGCATAAGGAGGCAGTATGGGCTATCAAAAACAGAATTTTGTAGACTGTCAGGTTCTGAACAGCGCGCAGCTGAACCACATCGAGGACGGCATTGTGGATTTGGAGAGCAATTCAAACACTACGCTTGCTGGCAAAGCAGATAAATCAGAAGTGCAAGCGAACGCGGACGGGATTGCCGCTGAAGCATCCCGCGCCAAGGGCGAGGAGCAGCGCTTGGATGCCGCCATCACCGCCGAAACCACCCGCGCGGAACAGGCAGAGCAAGCACTGGATACGCGCACCGTAGCCCTCGAATCCTGCGGATTTGTCGTTGTAGACGGCAAAGTCTGCATGAAATACCGCAAATCCTGAAAGGAGTAACACATGGCTGAAAACGAAATTAGCACGCAGGCACCTGCCACCGAGGTGGTGGAGCCTATCTATCTGGATCAGACCGCAAAAGACAACGGCAGAAAGCTTGACCAGATGACTGCCGCCCTGCTGGGTATGTCCAGCTCGCTGGGCGTGATCGCGCGGGCACAGACCGGCGTGGTGGAGGAGATGGACTATAACGGCATCAAGGCCGTGGTGGCTGCCGGTAACGCACCGGCGGTTTTTCCGGTCGGCACCCAGCTGGTGAACACCTACACCGCAAAGGACGGCAAAGTCTACGACTGCCCGTGGGACGTGGTAAAGACGGACGATATCGCCGAGGGTGAGACCGGCACCACCGCACCCGCAATGGTGCTGCAGATGCACTACGCATCTCTGGAAGATATCCAGTTTTCCGCATATCAGGCCTTTTTCGTTGTGCCGGAGGCTGGCCTTGTGGCTGGCGCCTACAACGTCAAGATGGGGCTGGACTGGGGCAGCAACGTAAAGACTGGTACCGTCTACCAGTTTACTCTGACCAAGAACGCCCCTGCAGGCGCACGCCTGACCGGCTTCTATAATGCACCGGACGTTGCGCCCGCAAACTGGAAGGTCTACGTCTACAAGGATCGGATGAAGTCCGAGCTGCTGGAGACCTGCAACGTGACCGCCGGTGATGCTGGCACGAACCTCGGCACGTTCCTCGCAAAACCCAACGGCAACCTGAACGGCTTGCACCCCGTTGGCTACGGCGACAACCGGTGGTGGAAGTCCGCGTATCGTCAGTACCTCAACAGCGATGCACCCGCTAAAGAGTGGTGGGCTCCGCAGGACGAGTGGGACATGAAACCCGATCAGGCAGACACCGTGCCCGGCTTCCTTGCGGGCTTCTCTGATGACTTCAAGGCTGCCCTGACCCGCGTGAAGGTCGTGACCTACGGCAACACCGTCACCGATGACGGCAGCGCTGTGGTGACCTATGACAAAATCTTCCTGCCCTCGCTGGAGGAGATCTACTGTTCTCCGCAGGTCAGTGGCGAGGGTACATACTGGCCGTACTGGAAGGAGCGCACCGGCGCAAAGACCCCGCAGGCTCTGTGGCAGACCTACCCGCTGCGTATCACCCGCGACCTTGCACAGCGCACTGTGGGCCGCAATGTGCGGCTGCGCTCTGCGATTCGTGGCTACGGCGGCAGTGCCTTCCGCGTGACCTCCAGCGGCAGCGTCGGCAACTGGCCCGCGTTCGACGCGCTTCGCTGCGCCCCGGCTTGCGAAATGACCAATCTTAAATAATCACCGGGCAATCCCTTGCCCGGTGAGAAAGTGAGTGCTATCCCATGGCAATGCGTAAAGACCAGATACCGGACAATAAATTCACGCTGCCGCTTGACGCGCGTGAGCTGGCACTGTATACCAGACAGATCACCAAAAACGCGAAAGTGTTTGACCTCGAAATTGACGCAAGCCTTCCCGGTCAACTGCGCGCTACGGCAGACCGGATATTTTTTGATATCTTCGGAGCAAACGACCTCCGGCTGGACAAGCCGAACGAAAGAGAGGAGCGCTTTAAGCTTCAAAGACAAGCTGTCCGGCTGTGCACCGTCCTTTTGGCGGAGATAGACATGGCGAAAGCCAGCTATCACCTTTCCGGCAAACGGTGCTCTTTCTGGGGCAACACTGTGCGCGATATCCGGCAGCGTTGCCGGGACTGGCACGAGAGTGATGCAAAGCGTGCAAAAGCGCTTTGACATAAAAATGGCTGTAGGCTAATGGGCCGCAATGTGCGGCTGCGCTCTGCGAATCGTGGCAACGGCAACAATGCCTTCAACGTGAACTCCAGCGGCAACGTCAACAACTGGAACGCGATCAACGCGAATCGCTGCGCCCCGGATTGGACGGCAGCACGCCCACAAAAGCCCCTGCATAGCAGAGGCCGGGCAAAAACTGCCGTGCAAGGAGCCGAGTGCCATGTCTGTCCTCTGGCAGACGAACAATATCAGCCGGACGTGGCCACCCTGCGGGGTGTTGACCGCTATCACCCGGCAGATCCTTGCGAGGAGAGCTGAAAAAATCAGTGCAAGAAGAAGAAATAATAATCGGGTTCGATGCCCTGTATAATTCCGAGGGCAAGTGCGCCAAAGGCGTGTGCCGCAAGGCAAGCGTTGGACGGTTTCACCTGTTTCGGATGGACGAGATCCTGAAACTCCAAAAGGAGCTCGCGACAGGTACATACAAGGCACGGCCAACAATCAAAGTTAGAATCACCTATCCCAAGCCCCGCACAGCGGTTGCGAATGGCTTTCGGGATAGGGTATACCAGCGCTCTCTCAACGACAATGCTGTTTATCCAGCAATGACACGGAGCTTCATCCGGCAAAACGCGGCCTGTCAGACCGGCAAAGGTACCGACTGGGCGCGCAAGCAGGTCAAGCTCATGATGGAGCGCGAATACCGGCAGCACGGCGCTGATGGCTATGTGCTGTTGGTAGATATCCGGCACTATTACGACACGATGCCCCATGACGTGGCAAACCGCTGCTTTGAGCGGCATCTGCCGCCAAGTGTGCATAACCGCGTGCGTGAGGTGCTGGATCGTCAATATACCGGCGAGGCCGGTTATAATCCGGGCAGCCAGATGGTGCAGCTTGCCGGGATCTCGGTGCCCGACCCCATAGATCACTACATCAAGGAGCGCCTGCGGGCGAAAAAGTACGTCCGTTTTATGGATGATAGCCTCATCATCCACCACGACAAGGCACGGCTTGAGGAGTGGCGGGAGGCGATCCGCGCCCGGTACGCTGCCGATGGCATGGAGCTGCACCCGACCAAGACCAAGATCGTCAGGCTAAAGGATGGATTCCGTTTTCTAGGTTTCATCTACCGCTTGACCCCGGCGGGCAAGGTCGTTATGACCGTTGACCCGCAGAATGTCAAGGCCGAGCGCAAGCGCCTGTTTCGGCTTGCCCAGCTCATCAAGGCAGGAGAGAAACCGGCATCTGCCCTGTATGAGCAGTATGGATCATGGAAAGCCCATGCCGCTAAAGGCAACTCGCAGCAGCTGCTGCAGCGCATGGATCAATACGTTAAAACTCTGCTGGAGGGGATAACTACATGAAAATTGTTCACAACACTGGCGACATCAAGACCGCCGCCGAAAACGAAAACCGGGACGCGGATTTGGCACAGATCGCGTCTATGGTGGACTTCCTGTGCATTCTGGCCGATGTGCCCATTGAGGACGAGGCTGCAGACAAGGAGGGCATGAGCCATGAGTGATAAGCACAGCGCGATCTTCGGCAAAGCGAAAGACGAGTACGAGGCGGGCCGCTGGTCTAAGGCCATGCTGCGCATCCTTGTGCAGCGCAAGCCCCAGCGCCTGACCGCAGAAGAGTATGAAGAGATTACCGGCGAAAAGTATTAAGGAGCAGAGTATGAGACCTATCATGGACGTTTCCCGCTGGCAGGGTAACATCGACTGGGACAATGTCAAGGCAAGCGGCCTTGTCTCCGGCGTGATGCTGCGGGCGCTGGGCAACAGCGCGAAAGACGCGCCCAGCAAGCCGTACATCGACCCCACCTTTGAGCGCAACTACCGCGAGTGCCAGCGGCTGGGCATCCCCTGTGGCGTGTACTACTACTGCAAGGCGGTCAACACGGAAGAAGCTGACGCAGAACTTGCCCTGCTGCGCAAGGTGCTGACCGGCAAGACAGTGCAGCTGCCGGTGGCGGTGGACATTGAGGACAAGTATGTGCAAGCTCCGCTGGACAAGCAGACCCTGACGAACATTGCCGCTCATGCGCTGGGCACGGTGGAGCGCTGGGGCTTTTACGCCATGCTATACACCGGGCTGTACTTTGGCCGTGATAACATGTACATGACCGGCGCGGCGCTCAAGCCGTATGACGTGTGGCTTGCAGCCTACCGCAGCAAAAAGCCCGCGCCGGAATGGAAATTCGGGCTGTGGCAGTACACCAGCAAGGGCAAGATTCCCGGTGTTGTGGACGCGATCCCGGGCAAGATTTCCGGCGTGGACTTGTCTGTGCCCTACAAGGACTATGCCAAAATCATTGCAAAGAAGGGTCTGACCCGTCTTCGGGAGGGCAAATGACCGAAAAAGAAGCTTTGCTGTGGGTGCTGGGCATCTTGGGCAGCCTGTGCGCTGCTGCCATCACGATCGACAAGGTGCTGGAAATCATCCATAAGTACATCAAGAAGGCACAGGAGCCGGACAACGCGCAGAACAAGCGGCTGGATGAGCTGGACAAGCGCGTCGGCACCTTGGAACAGGGGCAGCTCCAGCATACACAAGCCCTTGCAAGAGACCTCCGGCGATTTGACGGCATTGACGAAGAAATGCGACTTGTCCTCGTTGGCGTGCAAAACCTTTTGGATGCGAAACTATCCGGCAACAACCGGGAAGGTATGAAAAAAAGCAAGACCGACATTAACAATTATCTGCTGAAAGGAGTAACCAATCATGGAAGCAATCCTTAACACCATTCTCACCCCGCTGCCCGCGTGGCTGGCGCTGGTGCTCATCGTTGTGGGCGCTGTGTCGCTTGTGCTGGGACTTATCCGTCTGGGCTACGGCGCAGCGGTCAAAACGCTGGTGCTTGACCTCATCGATCAGGCAGAGCGAGAAATTCAGGGCACCAAGCGCGGCGCAGAGCGCAAGGCGTGGTGCGTCAAGATGCTGCACCACTATCTGGACAACAGTAAGTGGGGTAAGCTGGTCAGCTGGGCAATTACCGAGGAGACCATGAGCAAGGTCATCCAGTTTTTCTTTGACCGGGCAAGAGCAGCCCTGCAAAAGCAATAAGGAGGATATCATGGCAAGCACTACATACGAGCATTTTTCCGGGTATGGCGAAACGGTGACAAAACGTCACCAGTTTGCCAGCATTGGCAATATGGTGCGCAACGCCGGACAGCTGCCGCAGCCTTTTTGGCTCGGCGGTGCTGCCTGTGGCGGCGGCTCGCGTAGTGCTGCCCACTGCGCTGCAAGGACTTGACCGACAGCAAATGACTGCCGCTATCAAAAGCGCACCGCTTGGGAGGGTAGACCGTAAGATAGCCTTACTGCGGTATGTTGAGCGGCTCCCACTGCCGGACATTGCAGCGCAGACACATTACAGTCGGACGGCGGTAGGCTACCGGCTGAAAGGCATTGAAAAAATGCTGGATGTGTGATATACTAATCTTGTATATGGATTAGTTTTGAGCTTTTGCTCTGACAATTCAAAAGCGGCAGGCTTTCGGGTCTGCCGCTTTTCTTTTTGCACGATTTGCGGCATTGCCTGTGGGCGGTTCCGCTCTTGATTTTAGACTTCGCCGTTTTGGCGGCATAAAAAATCCCCCACTTTGCCTACAAAGCACCCCGCGTGGCACGCAGGGCTTCGGCAAAGCAGGGGATTTTTTGTTTTACAGCAGCTTGTAGTGTTCAGCCAACAAAAAGCGGACGTATGCCGGGCAGCCCCGGCTTCCGGCACACCAGTTCTGCACCGTGCGCAGCGGAATGCCCGCGCATTTTGCAAAAGCGGTCTGCGACATTCCGGTGCGGGAGATCAGCTCCCGCATGGACAGGTTCGCCAGATCCCAGATGACGGACAGCCGCTCCTTTTCGGCGTCTAGGTCGATGCAGCCATCAGCGCCATCCTCGGCGCTGAGCGTCACGTTATTCAGAAAAATCTCCTTTACGGCTCGCGGATTGCTCGCCATAATAAAAAGTTCAGCGTTGCTATACATGGTATCCTCCTTTCAAATGCGGTCTTTCACGGACAGGCTGATTTTGCGCACAAAGCCATCAGGGAACTTCTCACCGCTCCAGAGAGAGCCGAGCTCTCCATCGCTGCCGTTGTCGCGGGGATACTCATAGAAGGCTGTCATGCCCAGACTATCGTTGACGCGGCGCAGCTTCACGATGCGGTCGGGAGCAAGCGCGATTTCCCGGGTAAGCTTGCCGTTTTTGTCCAGTGCATCCTCGCACAGCCACTGAAGCGCCGAGATAAACTCGTCCATCGTGATGGTAGAGTGGGCAGCCCAGTCTTTAAAAATGCGGCTGTCGCCTGCAAGAACGATCTTCTTTTTAGTCTCAAAGCTGGTCATGGTAGCTATTTCCTTTTTTTGTGCGATTTTGGTTTCCTTTACTGTCTATAATATACACCCATTGGGTGCAAAAGTCAAGCTTTTTTCAAAAATATTATACCCGATGAACGTATTTTTGCCCACGCTGCCCTTTTGCAGTGTGGGCGCTTTTTTGTCCTTCGTTGTACCTTCGTTGTCTCTCCCGGTGTGGCATTCTGGTACGATAAACGCAAAAGGAGGAGCGCTCATGTGGCACAAGTTCAACCCAAACCCGCGCGGCAGCAGCGTCGGTGACTGTGCAGTGCGAGCCGTTGCAGCTGCCACCGGGCAAAGCTGGGAGCAGGCATACATAGGGCTTGCGATGATGGGCTACGCACTGGGCGACATGCCAAGCGCCAACCGCACATGGGGCGCGTACCTCCAAAAGCGCGGATTTAAGCGCCGCCTTGTCGAGGCAGACTGCTCCACCTGCTACACCGTGGAGGATTTTGCAAGGGAGTACCCGCGCGGGATCTACGTTCTGGGCTGCTCTGGCCACGTTCTGGCTGTTGTCAATGGCGAGTGGATTGATAGCTGGGACAGTGGCGCAGAGTGCCCGATTTATTACTGGTACAAGGAGGACTAAGCAATGCCATACATTCCATACGGATACCAGCCCGGCTATTATGGGCAGGCAATGCCGGATCAGCTTGCACAGCTGCGGCAAAACGCATACCAACCGCCGACAATGCCCGGTCAGGCTGCGCAGCAGGCGGCGCCGTCCATCATCTGGGTGCAAGGCGAGGAGGGAGCCAAGGCGTACATGGTTGCCGCCGGGAACAGCGTTTTGCTGATGGACAGCGAAAACAGTGCTTTTTATATCAAGAGCACGGATGCAAGCGGGATGCCGCTTCCTCTCAGGACGTTTGACTACAAGGAGCGCACCACAGCCGCAAAAACGCCGCCACAAACGGCGCAGCAGCCCGGCGTGGAGTTTGTCACCCGGGCAGAGTTTAACGCGCTGGCAGCCCGCTGTGCGGCGCTTGAGAAGCAAGAGCCTGCAAAACCTGAAACGGAGGTCAAATAAGTATGGCAAACCCTCTTTTTAACGCACTGGGCGGCGGTATGCCCGCCATGCCAAACCCTATGGGTCAGTTCGGGCAGATGATGCAGCAGTTCCAGCAGTTCCGTGCAAACTTTCAAGGCGACCCGAAAGCAGAGGTGCAAAAGCTGCTGCAATCCGGCAAAATGTCACAAAACCAGCTGAACCAGCTGCAGGCGATGGCGCAGCAGTTTCAGCAGTTCCTCCATTAAGTCGTAACCGTGGCCACGGTTCAAGCATAAAAATCATTTAAAACACACGAAAGGAGTACAAAAATGTCTCTTTCTTCCGATTCTGCGGTTCTGACCATGCCTGTTCAGCCCGCAAACACCAACGGCGGCAACGGATTTGGCTTTGGCAATGATGGCGCATGGTGGATCATCATCCTGTTCCTGTTTGCCTTCTGCGGCGGCTGGGGCGGCAACTGGGGCGGCAATGGCAACACCGGTGCCGGTGTCGTTGACGGCTACGTCCTGACCTCCGATTTTGCCAACATCGAGCGCAAGATGGATGGTATCAACAACGGCATGTGTGATGGCTTCTACCAGCAGGCGCAGCTTGTCAACGGCGTGCAGCAGACCGTGAACAACGGCTTTATGTCCGCAGAGATCAGCCGCGCAAACCAGCAGGCGGCGTTCATGCAGCAGCTGTTTGCCATGCAGATGCAGCAGCAGGAGTGCTGCTGCGAGAACCGCTCTGCCATTCAGGGCGTCAACTACAATCTGGCCACCCAGTCCTGCGAGACCCGGAACACGGTGCAGAACACCACCCGGGACATCATCGACAACCAGAACCAGAACGCCCGCGCCATCCTTGACGCCCTGACCGCACAGCGCATCGAGGCAAAGGACGCAAAGATCGCCGAGCAGGGGCAGCAGCTGTTCGCAGCACAGCTGGCGGCATCTCAGGCAGCCCAGAACGAAACGCTCAAGGCCTACATGAGCGGTCAGCTGGCCTACTACAACCCCCGCCCTGTGCCCGCTTTCCCGGTACCCGCACCCTACCAGTACGGTAACTGCGGCACCGGTTGCGGCTGCAACGGTTGCGCTTAATCGAATAACGGCAACTGACTACAATTTGTAGCCTGTTCAGCCCCTGAGCTGATTTTGCAAACCAGAGCGCCGGGGCAAAAGTCCCGGCGTTTTTCTATGAAAGGAGCCGATAAAATGGCCGAATTTAGCAACTCTAACACCGTCAGTGTGGCGGCGGGTGAAAACCTTCCCCTGACCGAGACCGCGGTAAAGGCCCCTGCCTGCATCGTACACCGTGCTGGCAGCGGCCTTGTGACCCTGCGGGGTCTGACCAATCAATGCAAAGCGCGCTTCAAGGTAAGCTTTGGCGGCAATATTGCCATTCCCACCGGCGGCACTGTCGGTGCTATCTCTGTTGCGCTTGCTGTCGGAGGCGAGGCGCTTAACAGCGCAACCGCAATTGTCACCCCCGCAGCAGTGGATCAGTACAGCAACGTCTTTACGGCGGTGTTCGTGGAAGTCCCCCGGGGCTGCTGCGTTACTGTGGCGCTCAAAAACACTAGCACGCAGGCAATCAGCATTGCAAACAGCAATCTGATTGTTGAGCGGGTAGCATAAGGAAAGGAGTACAACATGAGTAAGAATCTCTATGATCTGCGTGAAATGCTCTGCGAGGAGCTGGACGAGTACAACCGCGATGCAAAGAACGGCCTGAACGAGCGCACGCTGGACACCGTGCACAAGCTGACCGACACCATCAAGAACATCGACAAGATCATGATGCTGGAGGACGGCGATTATAGTCGCACCGGCGAATGGGAAGCCGATATGCGCGGCAACTACGGACGCACCGAAAACTACAACCGTGGCAACAGCTACGCAAACCGTGGTCGGCATTATGTGCGCGGTCACTACTCGCGCGGCGATGGTCGGGAGCGGATGATTTCTGACATCGAAAACATGATGCAGGACGCAACCGGCGCCGAGCGTGACGCATACAAGCGTGCTCTGGACATCCTGAACAATATGTGATAAGGGGGGCGGCAGGCATGGACATCGTGGAGATAAACGAGCACATCCGCAAACTGAAATGCGAAGAAACGAACTGGCAGAGCGTGGAAAAGCTTGCCGCCCTCTGCACTGTGCGAAATGAGTTGAGCGAAGCGGAAAGCCCGGAAAACGGCCACGCTCCGCAGCCTGAACCAGTCATGCAGATGGAGTATTCCACAAGACCGCAAGAACCGCAGAGTGAATTTGTAGAGGCTGCAAGCGCTGTGCCGTTCGGCGGGCTGATGGAGGTACTGGACAGGCACATGAACGCAATAAAGCTGGTGTACCCGAAAGAGTATGAGCTAGTAATGCGGAAGATCGTCTCTTTGTCTGAGTGA